AAATATCAATTAAAGAATAGAAAAAAATTAAACGAAAGACAAAAACAAAAATATAGAACTAATAAGGTAGAAAGGAAAAAACGTGCAGTTTATGCTAAAAAATATTATGACCTAAATGTCAGAAAACCAGATTTATTTAGACACGAACAATGGTTAAGGAAAAAACATGTACATTAATTTTTTTAATTTTATAAACGAAAGACATTTAATACATCTTCGTAGACTACGTGGTCAGGAGTTTCCTTGGACAGAAGATCCTATTCTACAAAAATATAAATTTACTAACGTGTTTAGAGAGAATGATAAAACAACTGTATGGTTTAGAGAAAACATGCGTGACCCTTTAAAAGATGAACAAGATGTTATATTAGCCACTATAATTTTTAGATGGTTTAATCTTATCGCTACAGGAAAAGTATTAAAAGAACATCATTTACACAGGTTTTGGGATAGTGATCTATGCTATAACGCTATGAAAGATGAACCACAATGGATTACTGGAGCGTACATAATAAAAACACCTAACGGTATGGATAAACTAGCAGGAGTGTGTTGGTGTATAGATCAGATTATGAAAAACCATAATAAGTTTCTAGACGACATATACGAAGCTAAAGATTCTTTACGTAAATTATGGGAAGTTTTACTTCCTTATCCATACATGGGTCCATTTATGGCTTACGAGGTTGTCACTGACTGGAGACACACATGGGTAGGGGAAAATGCTAACGATATTATGGACTGGGCAAATCCTGGACCAGGAGCAAAACGTGGTTTAAACAGAATATATAACAGACCTGTTGACAAACATGTAAAAAGTAGTCAAAATATAGTTGAGATGCGAGAACTTTTAAAAGCTAGTCCAGATTTTTTACATGGGCAAGTTCCAGATTTAGAAATGAGAGATATCGAACATTCTTTGTGTGAGTTCGATAAATATGAACGTGTTAGACTTGGTCAGGGTAAACCTAGATCATTATATAAGAGGAGTGTAGAATGATAGACATAAGTTTTTTAGCAGTTTTAGGACTGTTGTTAATAGTGTATGCGTATATAAGGGAGCAAAAATAATGGACGAACTTAATGCAAAAATAGAAAAAGATGACAAGTCGGGTTTATGGTATAGACCAGAGTTGGGAGAACTTTTCGTAATAAACGAACAATCACAATATGCTAAATTAGATTTTAAAGATAAAACTGTTATGGATGTAGGTGCACATATAGGTTGTTTTACAGATTTAGCTTTAAAAAATGGTGCTAAACATGTGTATGCTTATGAACCTACGCCAGAAAGTTTTGCACTTATGGTTATGAACGTAAATAATGAAAAAACTAGTCTGTATAATTCTGCTCTTACAGGTCATGACGACATAGAAACTGATTTTTATTTATCTAAAACGTATCCTACTTGTCATACGCATATTCCTGTAAAGAATAGAGAGGTTGTCACCGTACAAGCAGAAAACTTTTGGCAAAAATTAGATATACATAAGCCACAAGTATTAAAAGTGGACATAGAGGGTGGTGAATATAACTTTATGTTTCAAAAAGATATACCAGACTATGTTGAACAAGTTGCTATAGAACTGCATCTAGGTAAAAAAGGATATAGAGAACTAGGTATGGCGTTGGCTAGAAAATTTAATAACTGGCATTACCACACTAAATTTAGATTTAGTTGGCATATAACAACATTAATATTACACAGAACAAATCCTGGACTGGGATTAGTTAAAGATAAAATGAAGGAGTTAGACTTATGAGTAATTTATTTACACCGTTTGAAAGAATGCGTGGCATTGCACAAACAGATGTCACTGAGCTAGAAGAAGCTGGTAAATCTTATGGAGATTCTTGGAAAAGAAGAGGTGGAGTTGGTGCTTTTATGATGTTAGCACGTAAGTGGGACAGAATAGAAAATCAAGTCTTAAGCTATAACTACGATGTGTTTGAAGCATATCATGATGACGACAGAGAAGAGGGTATTTTAGACGACATTAAAGATTTACGTCGTTATTTACTACTAGTCGAAGAACATGTGACTTCAGCTGAAACACGTATGCGTAAAAAGGAGAATGAAGAATGAAAATATTAATAACTATGTATGGTATTAATAGTCCAGGTGGAATTATTAATCATAATGAACAGCTTATAGCTGGTTTAAAGCAACAAGGACACGATGTAAACTTTGTCGAACTTATCTGGAGAGAAAACGTTAAAGGTAAAACCACTAAAAACACAGATGAGTACGAGATTGGTGCATCTGGCATACCAGTGCACCAAGGTAAAGGATGGTTGTTTCCTGCTGCTAATAGATTTGCTTATAAAGGTGACTGGAATTTAAAAAGGTGGAAAAAGTTTGTAGATGATTATGAAATGATAATATGGCAGATACCTGTTCCTACAAAACAAA